CCGCTAATCGCACAGCCATTTCCGCCAGTGAGATCAATCCTTGTTGACGTGAGACTTAAACAGATGTCTGGGTCTGTAAAGTGCGATCGCAAAGAACTGATTAGCAGTCTAAAGACCGTTGCCTCATTATGCGAAGGCGAAATTACCAGCTATTTGGTTGACATTACTATCAAGGGTGATGAACTGATACTTGTTGCCGAAGTTGCGGGTGTGGGCAGAGTGGAAGAATCGCTGCCATGCGATGTTGGCGTGTCAGGATTTGCTGCTCGGTTCAACATAAAATACTTGCAGCATATCTTGGATACCACAAACTCAAAACACGTTAAGCTGGAGGTATACGAGGGGACTCGACCATTGGTAATGGTTAGCCCATGCGACGGAGTGGAGCAGGAGTCTTTCTTGACATCAGTGATTATGCCCAAGAAATTTCAAGAGGAAGAAGATGACGAAGAAGATTGATTATTCGCTGCCGATCGCTCAGCGAATCAAGATTGAGCGCAGTGTAAGAATTGAAACCTCAAAAATTCACCCGAATAATTGGAACGCCAATTTTTTAACCCCCAAAGCCCAAAGAGCACTTGGAGGGAGTATGAAGTTGTTCACGCAGGTTGCCGAGATACTTGTCCGTCCTCACCCTTTTATTGAGGGCGAATACGAAATCATTGATGGTGAGCATCGGTATATCGAGAACCTCGAATATTTGCTATGCCACGTTATTACAGGACTAACGGATGAAGAATGCCAGTTATTAACGCATGCCTCGCACGGATATGGCGAGCATGAACCAGTTAAGCTAAGTAAGTCGCTTAGAGATATTGAAGCAGCGTTAGGCGATCGCACCTTTCAGCCCATCCCCTATACAAAAGAAGATATCTCCAAGATGTTAGAACTTGCCAAAGAGAAGGCTCCTCCCGAAGCTAGTGACGAATTCACTCGAATGATCTTTAGTGTTCCTACGGACGCTGTGGAGATCGTGAGGGCAGCGCTGGAAAAGGTAATGCAGGAGGCTAATATCGAGGGCGAAAATTATTCCGTCAAGATGGGGCGATCGCTTGAGTATTTATGTGCTGATTATTATGGAGGCTAAAGCTATGTTTACCGAGCAGATTTGGAGATCCAAATGTATAGACTCTACTATGCGTAGATTCGGGATTGAGATACCCAAGGAAGTTGCCGATGCGATCGCCTGCCTAGATAGAGATGAACTACATCGCTTAATAGAGCTTTTAAACCTAGCTGTTTGGCTTGAGTTGTATGAAGAAAAGTGGGAAGAGTTTCCTGCTTCATCCGCATGGATTGCGGCAAACAAGTTCCTCGAAATCCAAACAGATCAAAGGATTTGGTTGGCGCTTCTAAAGGTATTGGTTGGGCTTTTACAATATTACGGAGATCAAATGTACGAGAATTTATTAAAAGAAGGCGAAACAGTCGAGCGGCTAAATCTTGGTGGCTGGATTGTTTTGTCAAATCTATTGGCGATCGGTGACGAAGTTATCATTGATTACGATAGCTACTACCCTCAATTATTCGTGGAGCCAGTCAGGGCAACGATTACCAATATAAGCTCCAACAATCTACTGAAGATAGATTTGCAGACAGAAGGAGCTAAGAGCGAGCGTGGCAGTCTTTGGCCAACAGGAGAACACCCATACTGGCTGGATTGTAAGTTTCAGTGCAAGAAAATTGTAAAACAGGTCAATTAGTTCGGATCGGAATCCCACAATATTGTGTTAGAATTGCATTGCGATCGCTTAGTACGGTAGTTCACTACTACCCCGTGAGAGGGGGTCCCGAAAAGGACTTCTGTACTTGCGGATTAGGGTAATAGCTATGCGATCACAACTAACGCAACTGAGCGGCGCGGTTGAAACATTACTTCGTGGGATAACGACCTTAGTATGCAGCGATTCGCAAGTCGATGGGGATATGAAGCCCAAAGATATCAGAGGCAGCGATCGCACTCAATCAACCGTGGTAACACACAAGCACCTTTAAGCCCCTGTGTCGGCAAATGCCAGACATGGTGCTGGCGGTTGATTACTCTACTACTTTCTTGTCCAGAGAAAGTGCGGATAGAGAAATCTATCTACTATGCGATCGCGCTTAGAGCAGATCAAGTGTTGGTGCAAGCCCAAAGGTCTAGGGAGTGGATAGTCCCTTATAATCCTTCAGCCTAATCGAAAGATTGAAAGTCAGATCCTCCTTGTCCTAAGCGCGATTGTATAAAAGTTTATTAGTAATTGTTCTTTCAAAACTAATTACTTGGCGCTCAAAACACCATTCGCAAAAACATCAGTTGAATCAATAGCTAAGCCAGAGATACACGCACCGCGTATATTGTCGAAGGCAGTGCTTGAAGGTTTAACTGGTGGTTTTTAATCTTTATCAAGCATCTGAGGAGGATTATGGAAACACTATATCTAGGCATCCCGTTGAGTGATTGGTTTAAATATCATCCGCCCACAACCGAGGATAGAAAAGCTAAGCACGAAGCGGTTAACAAATTTAGCTTGACTTTAGCGCAAAGTATTGATTGTCTTGAGTGGGGCGAAATCCTTAATGCGACGATCGCGCAAACTATAGGACTGTTTGACAATCCAACAAAAGAGTCCACAGTCAAGATTATTGAGTGGATTTTAAATCTACGCGATCAGCTAGAAGCGGAATCAAACCCTGAAAATAAAATGATGTTGATTCAGCAGATCAGGATGTTCGCCAATCAAGCCGTAACTTTTGAGAGTCTATAGCTTGAAGTTTGTCGTTAATATGCGATCGCCTAACAAGCTTGCCGTTAATAATAAGCAAAATATGATATACAAGCTAAAGACAATTCTAAAACGCCTCGGCAGATATACTCCCCAAGAAGGCGATCGCGTAATCTGCCTATACCCTGGCAACGGCAAATATGGGCTTGAGGCAACCGTAGAAACAGTGGCGATCGCTTGTGAGAGATTATGGATTCGTTTTGATGATGGAGAGTTAATTCCATTTTCTTTTGATAATGTGGTGTTATGCGATCGCTATTACCACGAAATCGGCTAGAATCTGCGTTAGGACATGCTTTCGTCGATACATGGCTAAGAAAGGTAGACCTAAAAGCAGAGCAGATCTATCTCCGTCTTTACTAAAGGAGGTGAAAGACCGAATCAGGAGAACTGGTTCGGCTGAATCCGTGTACGAACAATTACCCAGAATCATTACTAAACACACTTACGATTCGTGGCAAATTGAGTTCCCTGAATTTTCTGAGGAAATTAATGTCGCTTTGGCGGACTACAGGCGATCGCAACCTGATTATTTTATAAATTTAGCCAAGGCTTGCGTAGAAGATTACTTAACTTGCCATAAATCTCCAAGGGTTACAACCTCTCGAACTAAGAGAACTCGGTATGTACCAAACAAGAAAAAGCCCGATGAATTAGTTTTAGATTGCATTGACGAAGTAGAGACCACTAACGAGGTTATCCTGCGCTGCCCTCCCAAGATTATCGAGATGATTATGCCAGCAATACCTCGGACAACTATCGATGTGCTGGCGACTCAGATGGCTAACGAAGGTATACTGCCGCAGTCTAAAGCCGAGACGATTATGGCGATCGCCGATCAAGCTCAGACAACTATCAGGGAGGTATTAAGCGGTGGGCTTAGCGACACTGAAGAAGAGTTGTAACGCGCAGGTTAAGGCGATCGGGGGAGATCAGTTTCTAGACTTAGGCGAAGATCTTACAAGGTTTGCCGACGACCCCGAAGGGCTGATTATGTATATGCAGCCGAACGGAATGCTGTCCCAAGACCAAAGAGAGATACTGCGATCGTATATTGAAGAACAGGAAACCAACGTACAGGCAGCGCACGGGGTTGGAAAGACTTGGCTACTTGCTTGGATAGTTATTCATTTTGTTAAATGTCTTGGGGGTGTTGCACTTACTACTGCTCCAACCTATCGACAAGTCGAGATGCTGCTCTGGAGGTATATACGCAGCAACTACGATCGCAACAAGAAGATCATCGGGGGTAGGAGAACTTCGGTTAGGCTATTTCTAGACAATGACTGTTTTGGGGAAGGATTTAGTACTAGTAATTATGATGCCAATACCTTTCAAGGCGTTCACTCAAAGAAGCTTCTCATTGTCTTTGATGAGGCTAACGGTATATCCTCTCAGATTGATGATGGGGCTGCATCCTGCCTAACAGGTTCCGACACCAACAAGATTATCAGGGTTGGAAACCCAGTATCTTCAGGAACAGCTTTTGATGCTGCCTGTAAAATGGGTCACATTAGAATTCCCGTATGGTCTCACCCGAATGTGGTCGATTTCTATGAGTTGCATCCAGATGGTATACACCGACTCAAGCCCGATATTGCCGAGAAGATACTACGCGATCGCGATGACCCCCAATACAAACGAAGCCCCGTAAAACCACAGAAATTGTGGTCAGAGGATCTACCGCGAGACGTTGTTGAAGGGGCGGTGTCTGTTGAATGGATTGAGAAGATCCGATCAAAGAAGGGCGAGCGATCGCCTTACTGGGTAAGCCGTGTCGAAGGCTTATTTCCTGAAGACTCAGGCAGTGCTATTCTTCCCCAGTCATACTTCTTGGCGGCACGAGCAAGGTACGATCTCAACCCCGATCTATGGGAAACGATCATCAATGTCAATACACCTTGGAGTTTTGGTGTAGATGTTGGCTCCATGAGTGACGACCATGCTATTTGTGGGTTCCAAGGTAATGTACTTAAGGTCGCGAGAGTTATCCCCTGTGTAGGCGATCGCAAAGATGTTATTCGTATTGCCCAAATCATTGAGGAAGAATATCTGCGCGTCTATCCAAACTGCAAAGTCGGCATAGATGCTACGGGTGTTGGTTCGGGCACATTAGCCTACTTGCTTGATCGCGGATGGGGAGCGCAGGTATGGGCAGCTAATTTTGGTGATGCAGTTGAAGAAGATGCTAACCAAGACTTCGATCAGTTGTACATGAACTGGAAGGCTCAATGGTATTGGAAGTTGCGTGAGTTCTTTGCGGCTGCTGATGGTAATGACGATATATCAGCGATCGCACCACTAGAAGAAGAAGAATATATCATGACCGACTTCAGTAACGTCTATTACGAAGAAACCCCCAACGCGAAACTTCGCATCGAGGATAAGGCTTCTAAGACTATTCCGAGATTGGGGCGATCGCCTAATTGTAGTGATGCTTGTGTAATTGCGTTTGCTGGTAGAGAGACACTGATGGATACTTTGTGGCGGACTGGATATTAAAAATTACTGTCTACCCGTTCTTGCTCAACAGAAGTAGCAGTATATCTGCTGATGCTCGACAAGTATAGACATCTGGGTGCTTCAAACTGGCGATCAGGGTCAAGCTGCTTTATCTTCGCCCATTGAATCGAGTCACTTTTCTTTGATAGTGACATAACTTCGCCTAAGCCGTATCGGGTGACGACTTTTAAGCCTTTAGATAGGCACTCTTCGGCATCTTCTCTAGTCATACGCCCTCCGAAAAATAAATTCGGGCAACTTCTCGTCGTTCATGATCTGCTTATAGCCAAGACACTGAATTGGCTTTTGCCATTCCGCAAGATGAGGATTGATCCAATCTAAGAAATCCTCGATTTGGTTGTCATAGTTTTTGATCGAGCAGCAGATTGATACGGTATTTTCAACCTCGTAATACTCAGTAGGTTCCTGCTTAAATACGGCGTAATGCTTTACCGCAGGAAAATAACAGCTTCGGCGATCGCGAAATTGCCCTAACTTATAATCCAACTCAAGCAAGAACCAGTCACTAGCAACTGAGTCATCTTTGATTACCGCGTTAAATACAAGTGCAGTCCATGTACCCATAGTTATTCTGTTTCGTTTATTATTCCGTAAAGCTCTTGGGGGATTGGCATTCTATGGGGCTGAGGATATACCACTACTCCGCCAAATTGAGACCAAATTCTCGCCTGCCTCCTCTCCTCCGTATACCGTTGACGTTCTTCCTCAAATCTGGGCGGTGGAGTAGTGAACCCCGTGGCGATCGCGGTAGCATCCTGCCCAGAACCTTCATCTATACCTATAGTCATGCGAGGAATCTCTACCACCCGCGATCGCATTGACTCTTGTACCGAAGCAAAAGCCTGTCTCGTTTGGTTAAAACCGCTCCCTCGCATGGCTATTTCTTCAAGGTGTTTCATCAAGTCGTGATTGAGGTAATCGTTTAAATCTGTAGCCCTCCAAACGAATAGGTTCTCGTTAAACCTCGCAGACACATCGCTACAGTCTTTGCAAGGTAAGGATGGATTAACAGCGCATTTTAAGGTTAAATCACCACTGTAGTAAGAGCAGTTCTTATCAACCTCCTGAGCGGGTCGATCACCAAACCATTTGCTCAACCCTTGAAACAGCACTGGATGCAGTAAGGGCTTAAACGAGTAGGCACATATCTCAAGCTTTTGGCCGAGATTCATTGACGCGATCGCATAAGCTCCTAAGTGAAAGCAAGTGTTGAAGCCTGTGCCTTCTTTGGTGATCGGGAGTTCAGCGAAGGACAGGTCCTCCTTAAGCTTAAGAACTGTGATATTGTGATCGGCGTGGCATATAAAGTCGTCGAGACGCAAATCGCAGTAAGCCATAAAATCCCTTAGTCTTAAATCGCTAGAAGTTAAGGCTTGCCATTTTGCGTCCTCTAGTTCTGAACTGCTGCATTCAAAGCGATCGCCTTTCCAAATAATCCTATTCACTTAAGTCTCTCCAGCTTTCATAAGAGTTGTGCATTAGCCAGATCCTCGATTGTTGTTAGCTTTAATTCTATACCTCTGCTACGAGGGGACTTGTAATACCAGTAATGGCAGGGAGGATATTCAGCGATCGCCACGTTAAGAATCTTGCAGTAGCGATCGCTGTTGTATCGACAGCGATCGCATGGACTACCAGTCATCATCACTGTAGCCACTATCCTGTTTTTTAGAGCCGAGCAAGGTTAACCCCCTATAATTATCAGCAGTAACTACGTGCTTGCGGCGAAGTTCACCAGTCTCTCTGTCGTTCCACTCGCTAAAGCCCAGTCGCCCAGTAATGCCTACCAAGGAACCTCTTGTTAGGTATGTTTTGGCTGTTTCTGCTTGCTTGCCCCATACCTCAACGTTAAACCAATTGGTTTCGGTTTTAGTCCTGTTTACGGCTACGGAGAACTTAGCTACTACCTTGCCGCCCTCAAAATAAGACAGTTCAGGGTCACTCCCTAGTCTGCCTACAATATTTAACTTGTTAATCATGTCTGTTTCCTAGAACGGTATAGAATCTTCGTCAAAATCATTGCTGGCAGGGGGTTGAGGTGCTGCCGACTTAGTGGTTTTGGGTGCGATCGCTGCAACAGGTGTTGGCTCTGGAGTGGTTTGAGCAACCTCTTCGGGATCTGGGTTCTTAACACCAGAAATTGAGGAAATATTGAATACTGTCAGGTAATTTCTCTCTTTATAGATATCGAGATTACCTTCAGCGTCAAATTTGCTGCCAATCTTTATATCTTGAAGCTTCTTGGCGGTTTCCCCATAGGCTTCAAAGTCTAGGTGATGAACGTCGCCCTTATAGTCTCGGAAGGCTACAATGCCTGTTGCCGTAGTACCGCTAGGCACTACCGACACCAGCTTGGTCGGAGTGAGAGCGAATGAATTTGTCATGATATTGTGTGCCAGCCAAATAAAAGTTGTTTGCGATTACTGTAGCGATCGCCTGTTAGAAAATAATACTACCACAAAAGCGCGTTAGTTAGTCAATAGGATTAATAATTGCGATCGGGTAGCTGTAGTTGATCTCTATATGGGATTCAAGGAATTCTTCACCTGCGATGATCACCGTCCTTGGCATTAAGGTTATAGATCCGTCTGCATTATAGGAAGCGGCAAAGTGGCTACCAAAATTGACACTCGATATCGCGGAACAGTTTTGCTGGCTTTCGATCGCCCTGAATAATGCCTCAACAGCTTTCATTTTAGAATGTCGGAGACGGCAATAGGCGTTATCACCGCAAATTCCTACATCCGCAGCAGTAACATCAAAGCCACACCCCTCTAGTTCGGGCGGGTACAGAATGTCTCTTGGAAGGATTTTTACGTTTACAGCCATAGTGTCAATACAAAACAATTAATGTGCTTGGCGATCGCTTAGCATCGTAGTTCAACATCATAGTCTGTTCTGGCACATGCAGAAAGTTGTCATCTTGGAGTATACCTGCTTGTACTAAAGCATCATTGCAAGAACCTCCCGAATTGTCGCCATCCTTTCCCCTGTCATGTTTGCCATCAAACACCAAGAAGATATTGGCTTGAGCGAGAGGAAACGTGTATGCGGGGCAGCGATACCGAATATCCCGAAAGGCAGCGATCGCTTGCTGTTTCCACTCTCGGTAGTTTTGCGGCATATAGGCGTGTCCCGAATTGGTTACTCTAGGTCGCGCCTTGGGTACTACCGAGCCTTGCAAGCGAAAAACAATTGACTCGTTCTCCGCTTTAAGCAAGTTCCCGATATACTTGGCGATCGCGTAGTCCCTCAACTCTTCATCGGATAGAGGTGGGGGAGTTAGTTTTGGCGATCGCTTAGCCATTAACTACCACCTCCAGAGGTCTAGAGCTTAAGCCTTCTGGATTATCAGGATGATCGATCCCGTGAAGGCAGTCTCTTCCGCAGTAAAGACACTCCATCGCGTCCCAGCATCCAGTCCAACTGACATTGCAGCGATCGCAGGACAAGTAAACGCTATGTGTAATAGGAGTGGCGCTAAAATTACCTAGATATAGGTGGGGTAATTCGTTTTTAGCCATTAACTACCTCCTGAACTTTAGGCTTCCTGCCTCGCTTTACAGGGGTAGTCTGCTCAACTGGTTCGGGGCGATCGCGTAGCCCATCTTTCTTGCGACCAATATTGATGGCTTTTTCGGCGATCACTAAACAAAAGTCCGAGTCGGAATCTTTTAGCATCTCCTCAATAAGCAAGGAGTAAGGCGTTGTACCGCCAAATACTCCTTGCCCATTCTGAGCTACCTGCAATTCCTCAAAGATTTTTTGCAGTCTAGCTAATCTCATAGGATCTCCACAGTTAAAGAGTCTGATTTGATTTGTTCGAGCGTCTCTTTCATCTCGCACAAGCCCGTGTCACAAGCCGCGGTCTCAGGAGAGAGTGCGTCGCCTTGGTCGTAGAACTTGTAGAGGCTGTTAAAGTCGTAGGTGTCGATGCCTGCTTCTTTGAGTCTGAACGCGAGAGCTACTTGTTTTTGAGCTTTACGTTCAGCGATCGCCTGTTCAAGTTCTTGATACTTTGCGCGATCGATTGGCTCAAAGGGTAGGCGGGGATAAGTTTGTACGTCGTCATAGCGAGCAAGAATAGCTGAGCTTATATAGCCATCATCATTTTGGATTGCGTCGTAGATACACTTGGCTAGAGGCTCAATCTCGCTTTCGCGCAGCTCCAAAGTGCTAGAAAGATTATGGGTTACATAGTATTTTTGCACTTGCATCATGAAATTGAATTGAGAGACTGCGCTAAACTTCGAGATGTCGATTTGGTCTGCGCCATCTAGATCTGCCCAAATGGTCTTCATCGGAATTTCGATCAGCCATTCAGTCACTCTAGGGTCGAACGGGTCGTTGAGCAGAACTCCATTCTCGTCTTTGTCTGACTGACTGGGTACTACAGTGTAGCCCAATGCGATCGCGGCAAACGCTACGGGATGGTTTTTCCTCACTGTGATGCGGCGAATCATGTATGCAGCTTTGGGTGGGTGATAACCAGGGGAAGCGCCTGTCAGTAAGGATTTCGACCCCGAAGGTTGCCCCGCAGTAGTTCTGTTAGGAGTTTTAAGGTCGTGGCGATCGCAATAATCTTTAACTGTTCGCTCGACAATTTGTCGCCAGTAAGTCAGATACTCTTTTTCGCGCAGAGTGAAGTACTGCGATGCTGGCATGATATCGGCGATCGACTGACTAAACGTCTCTCCCAATGGAGTCCACACATAGTCATCGCCCCACTCCGCAGGGCGACCAGCTTCCCACCACTTCAACCAGTCCACACCGAAGGCTTTTACGAAGAAATCGAAAATACCCGTCGGGCAGACAGCCACAATCGGATCGAATTCGCGGGACTTTTGGTAGCGATCGCCTAACGCAGAAAAATCATGGTTAAGCAATGCAGCTACTGATAAAGCTCCAGCCTTAAATGCCCGTTCTTGGTCTGCAAAATCGTAAGGATCAATTTGATTTAGATGAATTTCAGCCAAATTACACATAAATTCGGCTCCAACTATTTCTCCACCAACCTGTTACCCGTCTGTATGACGTGCTTAAGCCATTTCTGCTTAAGTCTGCACCTTTATCGGCTATTCGTGCAGTTCAGACTGTATCACAGACTCTGAGAGCCTCCCTTGTCAGTCGTTCGACCGCTTCTTCGAGTGGCGGTACGGGATTATCCAGCTTTAGGACTTCCCCCGTGATTCGGGTTTTCATAGGCGATCGCTCGCTTATGCCGCTAGGATTAACGGATTGAGTTGATAACGGGATAGGCGATGTTCTAGCTCTTGAGCATAAGCCTCTACGTCAAAAAGATCGTATCCATATTTTTCTAGACTTAGAGATCCAAGATACTGAGCCGCTCTCGCCTCAGTAAACACCTTTACTCCATTGAGGTAATCCTCTTCGTAAAGACGGATAAACTCTCTACGCTTCTCGCCCGTGTCTAGCAGATCGGCATTGCCTCGTGCGATCGCCTCTGGAGCATACTGAATTGCACCTTCGCCAGAACCATGTTGCTTGGTTACTGAGGCTAGTACTTCTTCAAGTGCTGGCTTGTGATGGTATACCCGCGAGTGATTTGCCATCCTAAGAGCATCGCGATCGGGATCGATACTCCAATTGCCAGCACCATCTTGAATCCAGAGGTTGTCTTTAGCTGTTGCACCCAGCTCGTCATCTTCAGCAAACTGACGAATTCCTGAACTTCTCCTGATATTTCCCGCTACGACTACGATCGCAGCCTCATCAACAATCAAACAACACTCAAGAGAATTGAGCTTTCGCCCAACAGCCTTGTTCAGAATTTTGGCTACGCGCACAAACATTTCGGGTAGTTTGGCAGGGTTAGCAGTACCGCCGAAGCTCTTGAGTGGCTCGCCTGCGGGTCGGACATTGGAGACTACAACCTCAACGTCGAAATTAGCAGGCTTTAGCAGTACATCATTAGAGCCAATTTCGAGCAAAGCTTTATAAGCATCTGCCCATCCTTTTCGAGAGTCTCCGATTGTGATTACAGCGCGTGGATTGATATCGCAGTAATCAAATTCAATTGCTGTATTTTCCTTGCGATCGCCTTTGCGGACTCCGCCAATCTCGCCAACAATCGAAACTTTTAGCCTGTTGCGAATAACAGGTAGTTGAGAAATATATTTCTCTTCAAGATTTACGCCTGTGCCGCAGCCCATCATCGCTAAATTCATTACAGTGGCAAAAGCTTCCCAGTCGCAAAGCCCCTGTCCAGAGCAGTTATAGGAGCCAAAGTAGTTGCGAGGATTAAGTACCCACTCAGTACCACCCACCCATAGCCATCGACCACTAGTGAGAGTCTTTAGCTGGATCTGCATGTCATAGACGAGAGCTTTTTCTTCATCTGTAAACTTGCCAAGGATAGCGATCGCGGGAATAGTGCGATCGCATACATCTTTCCAGCCCTCAAGTAATCCTGAAGCTAAACGACGGAAATAGGTACGCGAAGCGACGACGTTACCAAGAACGCCTGAAGGAAATTCTGTCATAGGATTGTGAAATTCTCTAAAAATTTAGGGCTAGCGCTGTTGATATCGGTAGGGGCGATCGCAAAGTCTAACCGACTCTTTGCGACCTCTTCTATTTTACCTTGCGGGAAAAACAAAATCCGTACTTTTGTGTTAATTTTGTTGCTTTCTGTTGACGAAATAACAATGCCATAGCGGGATTCTCCTTTCCTCGAACTCTCAGGCTTGAGGTTCTTGGTCGGAGACGACTCCAGCACGAACGGATCTTCCCTCTTTTGTACCCACTGCCCCTTCGTAAACAGGCGCGGCTTCTTGTTGCTTGCCATACTTCTCCAGTAGATTGTTCAAGGTTTTAATTTGCTGCGCGATCGCAATCTCTTGACTATGCTCTCTAAACACGGTCATAATTTCATCGAGTTTTCTGTAGACCTCGGAAACCACATCGGTCTCAGAGGTAAAGCTAACGCCGATATACTTCGCGACGGCGGTAAAGCTGCGGCGGTCTTGTTCGGCTTGGATAGCGATCGCTCTACGAGTAATAAAGAGGACATCCTCTTTTGCTGAGTCTTGTTCTTCGGTTAACAGACTATCCCATGAGAGATCTCTATCCTTCTCGTACCGAGCTTGCGCGATCGCCTTAATCTGTTCGTCACTTAACATGGCGACCCTCCATGATTTTCCCATCTTCAAACTTAAGTGCGCCAACCCTTAGTTCATAGCGTAGGCTAGCCCACTCATCAAAGTTGTCGCTCTTAGTTTTCCAAGGAGCGACTCTTGCTACGTGCTCAAACGGAGATAGGTGTTTTGGCTTGCTATTCCATAAGCGATCGCACAGTCTCACATCCTCCTGCGGATCTCTAACTCCATCATGAGTTAGATAACTCACCCTAGCGCATCGACCCACCGCTACCTTAAGTACAATTTTGGGATCTAGATCCTTGTCTTTTTCTGGGTCTATGAACGGGATGTGCCATTGACCTAGCTCACACTCTTTGGGTTTGCATTCCGTATATGCTTTACGCATTAGCTTGGCGATCGCCTGAATTTCTGGCTGAGCCGTAGGGTGATCTCGAAGCTCAAAGAAATTTTGATATTCGGTTGCCGTGACTAGTTCAGTTACTGGTGCAAAAGGCTCTAGCAGTCTGTTAGGGATTTGCTTGTGTAGACCTACATCAGAGAGCTTTTTAACCGCTTTTATAGTCGCTTTTCTGTGCTCGTCCCATATAGCGATCGCGTACCATTTGTCTTCCTCTTTAATCTCATAGTCAGCTGCCATGCCTTTTTGCGCTGCACCCCAAAAGACTGGATACAGATCGGCTTCTTCGACAGCTTTGATCATCTTGGCGATCGGAATAGCCCGTGAACTTGATACACAGCGAGAAAAGACTCTGTGCCGCAACATTTCTGCATGTATAAACCGTGGATAGGTAAGAACAAAGGAGGTCAGCCTCGTCCCCCACGGATTTAGGCTGTCGGCAACAATTGTTGCTTCATACTGAAACATCCTTACCTCCCTTTGCCGCAACATAAGTACCGATCGCGGGAAGCACATATCGAGTAACTCCGTCTATACGACGAACTTCGATTTCGCCATCCCGAATCTCCAGTACCGTGCCGACGCTATCTAGACAGCTAGCACCCACGGTTAGATCGGAAATGTTCGCGACTAAATCACCGATCGCCACTTCGGAAGCCTTCTCCGCATATAGAGAATCAGCAGATCTTGAGTTTCGTATAGCATCGTGGGTTTTAAAGGCGATCGCTTCGGCAATCAAGGCAAAATCAACCACTTCCGAAGTGGTTACGCTTGTGCTGGAATCGACTTGTTGCGCGATCGCGGTCTTTTTTCTTGTGGTCATCACTAGTTCCTATTCGTTTGGTCTTAGTATGGTTTTCTTTTTGACGTTGTAGTTAAATTGCTTGCCCTCTAAGAGTTCGGCAAAGTCGGAAGCAAGGATGAGTCCTTGGTAGTAAAACCACCTCATCTCCTCGTCTCCTCGCTCAAGACCTTGCTTCATGTAAGCAATAAAATCTTCAAGCTCTTGAAATCCATCAATCCTGTGATTTCGCCCGTTGGACTTCTGGAGGGGAGTGCCATGTTTATCTATACCCATAGCTAGGCGATCGCGCAGGTGGGGAATAAGTATTTTAAATTCACCACCATAGGTTTCGATATCCTCGATTGCTAGGTCGATGATTGCGGGTTCATCGGTGGCGATCGGGGGTGGCTCAGGGATTGAATAATTAACGTGGGATTCAGACATCGGCTATATCTCCAAATCTAAAAACCAGTCGGGCAGAAGTAATAAAAGGAAGAAAATCCTCCTCACCCTCTTCAACTGTGTGGATATCCCAAGCTGTTATGTACCTCAAAGACCCAGTCTCGTCGTAACCTACAAGCGGAGCACTGGTTATTCTGGTACTAACATTCTCTAACTCTTCAACAATGCTGTCTAAGGTGACTTTATCTTGTAGCATCTGGCTTAGCTTCCTGTACTGTGCGATCGCCGTTGTAGTGACCATGTTCGGCATACGAAACCAGTGGTTCCGCATCCATTGTTTGAAAAATCATTTGACATACGCGCATGCCTTTTTCAAGAATAAAAGGCTGGTTTTTGTCAACGCATATCAATTCCAGTGTTGGAACCGAATCGTGCCAACCTGGTTCGCAGTGCCCCGCCTTTAAGTGTTGACACCCCAATCTCGCAGAACTGGATCTGAGGTCGATTGAGGCGGCAATCCATCGGGGGAAATTGCATATTTCGACCCCAGAAGTTAGAACGAACTCGCCATAGTGCAGCGCATATTTCTGCCCCTGACTGAGATCGATATCAATCCAGCCGTTAGGCGTAGACTTCTTGATCGTGTCTCCGATAAAAATATCTAAGCTTGAGCACCCCACATTCTCTGGAATATAAGGCGTTACCAAAGGGACTTCTGGTATGGGCAAGAAATTTTTCCAAAACCACATCTTGAATATGGTGTTTATTCTGCTAGGGTGCAAGAAGTCCTGCTTGGTGAGACGAGGGATCTGCCAAGAATTGTCTCTGCACAAATACTTGATTTGCCAATCTGCTAGAACTCCCACTAAGCCTCCACGATCGCTTCAAATTTTTTGCACGTGTCTGGGTAGTGCTCCATCAGATCGGGGTCTAAGGTCTGAGGTACTTCAATAACGTCCTCGTTGTCGCACCAGTAGTCAGTGTCTCCAACTCTTAACCAAGTGTCGGTAACGGGCTGAGATCCTAGATACTTGCAATTAAAGCAAATCTGTTCAATCGTCTCCATTACACCTCCATGATCGCCTGTAATTTTGTGCATCCCAACCCATCTCCAGAGATATATCCGATATTGAGATGGGTGGTGGGGTTGTAGCTCTCCGCCCGATCGCCTAACGTCTTCCAGAAATCAGTTCTCCAGTTGGAGTCCTGAAGCCAACGTAGTCGCTCAAGAGGTTTTGCCTCAATACGAATCTTGTTGCCCCAGTAAATAGCGATCGCGAAGTGATCGATGCCCTTACCCAAGCAAGACTGGTGCTCCTGAAGTATCTCGGAGATGCACTCAGCAATCACCAGATCCGCCTCGACGTTTACTGGATAGTGGGCAACCAGCCCGTCAGACATTAATCTGCGGGACTGGTTAGGGCTTTCACTATTGCGGGGTCGGAATAGCAACCTGTTTATGGCGATCGCCTCTGGTGGCTTTGGTTTTAGTAGAAGCTTTTGAGACATAGGACGCGGTATCGAATAATGGTAATTGAATTGAGAGTGGTTTCAAAGGGAGAGTTGGTGGGCGATCTCCTACGCTTTTCATCCATGTAGGCAGTGATTCGGTATTACCTCGCCTTAAATCAAGGCAGAATTCGGTCTGTATATACTGGGTCATCATTTCCTCAGTTTTGCTAGAAAATGGGAGAGAATGCGAGCTTGATGTTTGATCAGCCCTCTCTGCTCTCCATAGAATATATTGTTGGTATTTCCAGCCTTGGGATTGTTTTGAAAATACTCTTTCATCACTTCCGCGAACTCTAAGAAAAGCTTTGCGGAAGCGATCGCGTTATCCAAATCCGATTCCTTCATGATAATTCAATTTTGTGGTAGTTTTATATGTTTTCAAGCAAAACTTTCGACCATTGATCGGCGATCATTTAGTCATTCGCCTCTTCGCCTTTAGCAATTTCCCATCCACCATCAATAAACTCCCATATCCATTTCTTCCATTCGTTATACAAAGCTTCTTCCAGATCCTCTTGGCTTAGTTCCGCCCAATTTTCAATAAGTCCTTCTAAGTCAAAGACATCCTCTTGGTCTGACTGAAAACCAATCCCAAGAGTAAATTTGATTCGTGTTGAGCCATCCATAGTATTCTCTCTAGTTAAAACTCTTCGCGATCGCATCTAATACTTTTATTGTCCGACGTTGCAGCCATGATAAACACGGCACTGCGATACTGTTACC